ATTTATATCAATTTTATAACCTAACAATTTTATAACCTAATAATTTTATAACCTAATAATTTTATAACCTAATATAAAATGATTCGCATATAAATCACGCACCCCATTCCCATTCCACCGGAAAGCCACCGCCTGGCGTAGTATAGTTAACGTCGCACCCCGTATGGTTGATCCACTGTGGCCAATGGACCATCGAGTTAGGTGTCGGTAAGCAGTTCTTTCGGAGCAACCCTCCTTTCATATAGTCGCTTGCCGAGATAGCACCGGTCGCCGCCTCACCCACCACGAGGACCCCCGTTTTCTTACACTTGTCTTCGCATGACCCCGCATCGTCAGACGGCTTGGCGCAGCTGGCCATCACCTCGGTATGTTTGCTCTTTATGTAGCCCTCTTGGGAGCGGTCATATTCGTTGTAGGACTGGACCCAGTCCTTTGAGTTCGCCGCATTACACTCGTCGTAGAAGACCGACGTTGGATTTCTCACGCGCGTGGCAATGTGCCCACCGTTGCTCATCGTAGACCGTTTAACGGTAGAGGCGTCGTTGGCCGAGCATCGCCCACTGTTTACCACGCTCTCCCCGCCCAGCCTCCCCACCGCCATCGGATTGGCACCGCGAAAGCGCGTCCCGTTAAGTCCACGCCCCACCGAGCTCTGTCCCACCCAGCCCTGACTGCGACGCCCCCCGCTGAGTGAAAACCCATCACCATATCCTGAGACTGCTTTATTCGCCGCTCTTGATTTACGCTTCATTGCGACAATAGACATATAAACTAAACAAATAAAAAAAAGCGGTTATCTGGATCATTTTCCAAACATCTCGTCAGAAAAAAATAGAGCGGACTTCCATTCACCACATCCACACTCTCAATGTCCAGCAGGTCCATCATGAGTAGAGCAACGCTGTAATATACACACGATACGTTGGTATTAAACGGTAGCTCCCCTCCGTCACTCGCAAAAAAGGTCTTCAGTTCAGGAGCCATATAATCGCCTTTTAATCGCACCGGCTTTACAAACTCCACACTATTGGTATCCGAATCAATATCAACTATTTTATCGGAGTCTTCGTCATAACTATTGATTATATACCAATTATCGTCAATGACACTGATATCCTCTAAATCAAAATACAAATAGCTTTTGTTAATTTTGACCATTTGCTCCATCTGGATAGCTAAACATATGGCGAGACGCTGAATCTCGTAATATTCTAACGGTCTGCGTTTAAGCGGCCCACTCCCATCGGTCTCGATTACGATTTTGCCTCCCTTTTGCTCCCATTTCCCACCCCACCCATTGTCTAATAGAGCGTTAACCAACGCCATATTCGTATCGGTGTCTGGTAATGTTATATTGTCGGTCATTAATATATCTATATGATTAAAAAAATAGCAATTCATCGTTTAAATTAATCAACCTCCTCAACCACATCTTGTATTTTTACTAGCATAACACTTCCAGTACCATGGAAAGTCATAAATGAGTTTCACGCTTTCCCCATTAATTAATTTATCTCTTGTGTTCTGAGCAATCATATTGTCCGGCCAGCTATTAAAATGTACAAATATACAATTATATAGCTGATTGTTTTTATTTCTCTTGTTAATAATGTCCACCCTCTTAATACACCGCTCTCCAAACGCCTTTTCGAATCTGTTCTTGACAAACAGCCACTCGGTGTTGTGTGCATACGGTATACATACGCAAGGTGTCGAAGATAGAACCGAAAGATTACGAGTCATTATAATGTAAATAGTATAATTAACATTATATTCAATTTTATAAACAATTAACGCATCATATAGGCTGTTATATATGAGTATCGGTAATTATTATTAAATTTATAAAAAATTGAAAGAACGCTATCAGTTCTGTATGAAGACAAAATACCACCCTCACAATATATCATAAAAGATATATTACAACAAGCATATCAGATATTATAATGTCATCAACTCTTAAGATGAACAACCGCTTCGAATCGCTCAAAACACCGAAAAGTGTCCATCGCCCCGTATTCCGCATTCGCTCCAAACGTCCCGAGTCCAAAAGACGGGAATTTGTAATGAAATATAATGCGTTTCCCGAACTATCCGCGACCAAACTAAAGAACCCGGAGTCTGATATGGACTTCGTAACAGCCACCACCTCCGAAGAGAATATTAAGATTATAGACGAAGTAGACCCGGGATGGATGAAAATCAGTAGGTCAAATAACAAGGTCGTATATAAGACGAACGACGACCACATCGTCACAGATACGAATGACGAAGAGAACCAAAAGGGGCTGGACGCTACGCAGGAAGAAAATCTGTATCGATTGACCGAGCGGTGGCAGAACAAACGTGACCAAGAAAACATAATGTATCCTAACACATCGCTCTATATAAACGAAAAAAGTCTTCTGGATCCATTAAGCGACGATTGTTATGACACAGAGAGCGATTGTAGCGAAAGTGAGCCGAGTATGGAAGACCCAGATGACTATTACGACGATATGTAACTAATTCGCGAATTAGTTTACATTTATAACCGATTATCAATTATTAATATAATGAGTGAATCCGAACCCGACTTAGACGTTTCGTGGATTGAAAGTTATAAAGAGCTAGAAAAAAACTTTGATGATTTTTACAAGGAAAAATCGGAAAATATAGAAATGTTTTTTTTATATGTGAATTCAGACGACGAGTTGGAAACTGTAAATTCATCTACATATATTCTGGACATGAACTCGCGTATCCCAAAAGACAGACTGATAAATGTCATCAACGAGAATCGCGAAAAACACGGAAAGAAATATCGCCTGATTAATCTTGTTAAGTATAACGTTACGATTGACCCCGAAGACGTGATTCACATGCTTGGAGTGGACGAACAAGAGGGTGATACCTACATAACTCACGAGAGCTACAATCGCGACATTCACTTCGCAGACACCGTATGTATATTACAGAATCTTAACAGTTTATATTTTATATTCAGAGAGACTAACCCAAAAACACGCCGCGAAAACAGACAACAGACACGAAAGATAACAATGTCCCCACATATAAACGACAAGACCCGACGGAAAAGAATATAAAGCCTTTTATAGAAATATCTATAATTGATGTCCTCTACAAAGATTGGTGAAAACGGTCACTCTGAATACGGGTGGTCTGAAGACACACGCGAGAAGCTTGTCCAACTCGCATTTCAACTAACGCGAACATCCGAGAAATCCCAACATGACCACATAAGAACTATATATCGGGAGCTCTTACAAACCATATTTGATTCCGACAACGCCGATGATATATACGCCGTGCTAGCATTGCCTCTACTAACGCGGGATATTATAGCCGGTAAAGGCGAATATGAACTATATTATATATTAGTAGGTGAATTATCAATGTTTTCTGACAAAATAAATAGCACCAAAATAAATAGCACCCTCCATCTCCTTATTACTGGATGTGTGGATTTAGGCACCGAACACCCATATGGCAGTTGGAAAGACATGAAGTATTTGCTGAATTATCTGCGTAAGCTTTATGGTGAGACTCGGTTAATACAAAAACCAATCTTCAATCATATTGTAACTCTGGTGTGCGATCAGCTCCGCGAGGACGCAACGGCGGGTGCCAATGTTTCATTGTGCGCAAAGTGGGCGCCTCGCGAGAAGAGCAGCAAGTTCGGATGGCAAACTCGCTATTTCGCTATTTACTATTTCAACCAGTTTTATGATGGCAGCGATTTATCCGAACGCAAGTGTCTGACGCACTTCCGAAAGCTAGTCGCCCGTCTAAACACGCAGCTCAAAACACCCCAAATAAACCAGTGTAATAAAACGTGGAACGAGATTGATTTTGACAAAAGCGTTACTTCAATGACAATGGCACGCCAAAAACACGCATTTTTGAACGAGGATAAGAATGGTGTGCTTCGTCCACCCTGCGTAGATCGCTCTCTGTGTCGCGCCAACTATCTAGACTATATAGATCGTTGTAAATCGGGTGCGTCCACTATCAAGGCGGGTCGCGTGGGCATCGTGGATATGGTGCGAGAGGCGATGCGGCTCTATAATTCCGACCCACCCGCCGAGTGCGACACGCTCAACTTACAATGGGCGTCCGCGGCCGAGTCACACACCACCCTCGACAATCTCGTCGCTATGGTGGATACCTCATTCTCGATGTGCGCCGAGAACAGCAACCCGCTCTACGCCGCGGTAGGTCTGGGCATTCGCATCGCTGAGCGCTCAAAGCTGGGACGACGCATCATGACGTTCAGTCGCACTCCCACGTGGATTGACTTGGACGAGGGGGCGACGCTCCCCGAAACGGTGGGAAAGATCGCGAGCGACGGGAGCTGGCATGCGAGCACCAACTTCGAAGCCGCGCTGCGTCTCCTCCTCCGCTCGTGTATCGAGAAGGACCTCCACCCCGACGAGGTCAAGAGTATGGTCCTCGTCGTGTTTTCCGACATGGCAATCGATGAGGCAGATGGTGACGCGCTCTCCATGAACGAGCTCGTAAAAAAACTATTTTACGACGCCGGTATGTTCACATCCCACCACCATCCCTACGAACCGTGTCGCATATTGTATTGGAATCTGCGCTCCACCAACGGGTTTCCCTGCCTTTCCACCGATAAAAATGTCAGCATGCTCTCAGGCTACAGTCCCGCCATGCTCAATAAATTCTGTACAAAGGGAATCGATGCGCTTGACGAATTCACCCCATATTCAATTCTCTGGGAACAACTGAACCACACGAGATACCAATGGATGAGAGCTCACCTGCGCGCTCAGAAGCACTGAACAACATTATATAAACATTATATATAGATAACTTGTATATGAGCGATTATAGAAGTTTAATGGGAGCCTTTATAGAGGAATATGAAAATATATACAGTGAGCCTGTATATAAAAAACTGCTTTCGGAAGAAGGTAGAAACTCATTAACCCTAATGCCCTATATTGAAGCTGAATCTAAATATCACACTTGCCCTATATTATTTATAGAGTTCGAGGAGGGTGAGGAGATAACCGAACTCCCGTGTAGCCATCGGTTTAATAGCAGCGCGATAGATAAATGGCTCACCGAGGAAAAAGCCGAATGTCCAGTGTGTCGGATGGGACTGAAACACACGACATCTGAGGTTCCGCCTCCGCAACATCAAATAGAAAATATACCAATAATGCCCGATATTGATGCCGCACTAGCATTGATTGATTCTATAAATCGTGCTGCAAATATGAACCGTAGATACGAGTATCGGACCGCTCGGGTGATGTCCGAGGACGATGACGAGCTTCGGGAGGCAATCATCGCAAGTCTGAACGACCTTAACCAAAACACCCCATTTAGTTAAATTTCTTCAATGTCAATAAAATCGCCCCCTGTGTCGACGCCCTCATCGACGCCCACATCGGCACTCTCCAATTCCCTTTTATGTTCGGAAAGTGTATCCTCTTCGAATATAATGTCATCGCCGGCATACTTATTGTCGTCGCCTTCACTCGCCCGAATGATGTGCGCAAGATTTAGCGTATTCATCGCTTTAAGCTTGTCTTTCTCCCCAGAATTATATACTTCCAATAGGTCGCATTTAACGGCCTTGTTTGAGCGCGCCTCCCAGTCGCGTATTCCAACCAAAATCCACACGTCTGGTGCAATCGTGTTGTCGCGCTTATCTCGTCCCCTGAATTTGTTTCTTATTACGCAAAGTCGCGTAACTCCGTCATTGGTAACCACCTCACAGTTAGGTCCGCCATAAAGTTTAATAACCACAGCGTAAGTCTCGCCTTCTTCTGCCAGACGGAGCTTTCGGTTGGCTGTGACCGGATTCATTAGTTTACGCGCCGATTTTTTGGATTTGTTACCACCCATTTTATTTTTAACCATTGTTATATTTATTACAATAACATTTAATATTGTAATCAATTTTTTTATTATTAATAAACAAATAAAATTCCCTCATTAAAACTAATACAAGGCACCTTATTGAATACGCTTTCATGCCACGCACCTCCAATCGGACCAACGCTCTGGAGCTGGGTCGCACAGGTCTGTTCGTCTGGCTCATATCCATACGCCTCGTAAAACCCCTCTAACCAATCATCGTTCTCAAATTCTATTCGGTCGTCAACTGGTTCCCCCCTGAACGCCACGAGTCTCTCGCGCCAGCAAGGCGTCCCCCATATGTATTGCTCCCATCGCCCGAGCGCCTCCTCACGCAAGTCGCAGAGTCCGTGACGCGCCAATGCGAATCCACCCAGAGCTGGCAATGTTCCAAACGTGCGCTTGTATGGTAGCGTCCACCTAACGTCGAACGTCTCTACTGCCTCTGCGTCGTCGCGAATCTTATCGAGTGTCGGTTTGTCGTATATGTGGATACGAAAACACCCCTCCGAATCGCCACCATACCACGCCATTAAATTAACAATCAACGCAATAAACCAATGGTAATCAGTTACAGATGCGCTGCGCCTCTCTACAATTTTGCCGTATGATTTGGTACACGTTTCATAATCCAAGCATGTTGTCTTGCGCACGCTCGCAAAATATCTCAGCAGCACAGCAAAGAGGTCGGTGGCGACTTGATTACCCTCTTCCCCGCGAAGCAAATGATACACATGGAGCGCAATCGTCCGGAAGTCCCTCTTGTATATTGACAAGAGGAGCGGACGATATTTAATATCGTAATCGCTACACCAGCGTGGTGGACGCCCCCTAGCTACGAATCCGCGCTCCGTCGCCCCCCACGCAACTCGCTCGACGTATTGTCTCATAATAAATGCAGTGTCGGACGGAGCGGAGCTAGAGCTTACCAGATTGGATATGACACCCGCCACATAGTGCACGCCACCGTTCCGCCGCCAAAGTTTTTCCTTCTCGCGGATATGCGGTTCCAATCTGGGATTATTTTCAAAATAAAAGTCGTAATACATCTTCCATAATAATTGAAATACGTCAAATCCCGAGTAGTAGAGCTCGTATCCCCAATAATAGCACTCATCTAATCCCCTTTTCTGGAGGACCGATGTAATTAGCGACAGCTCCACCTCGTCCTTCGCATATAGGTATCGCGTGAGCAGATATTCGGACATATTGGTGTATATTTAGTTATGTTATTCTATAATATAAAGTTCAATTTTATAGCATTAAAATTATATAGTTGTATATTATAATGTCCAAAAAGGAAATCTCGTGGATAGGATTGATTAAGGTCCTGATTGCCGAGAAGAAAAAGGCGGGCGAACCGGCCGGCGTAAAAGACGTAATGGACGTCGCCAAAAAGGAGTGGGTGGAGATTAAAGCCGGAAAGCACGCCAAATATATAAAGGGCAAGCAGGTAATCACGCGTCGCAAGAAGAGCAAGAGCAAGAGCAAGAGCAAGACGGCGAAGAAACGCTGCGACGATGAGGAGGATCCTGCTACCGAGATGGCCGCCATCGTCGACAAATGTAAGCTCTGTAAGAAATGTATGAAGGAAATTAAGAAACACATTAAGTAATGAGATACTCACGTGTCGCTCTTTTCAATATGAGAATTCAGGGTTTCCATATCAGATTTAATTACCGTTTTAACATCCTTCAAAACTGGTTCAATATCCTCAATCATTTTTATATAAGTGTCTACGTCTTCATTTAAATAAAACAGCTCGTATAGGCGCTCGCGTGCGGTGGTGATGCTAAATCTCATAATCGGGTCGGGGTGTATGTTTCTCAGCAACAACTGTGAGAACTGTATATAAAACTGGTTCTCTGGAAATCCATCAGGAAATAGGAGATGGATATACCGCAAGTAAATAATGCTAATTGCGTAATTGTCCCACGTATCGTAAGATTTAATGAGTCCGTCAATAATTCCCCTCTTCCTCTTCTCGAGACTATCGGGGCGCGTGGCGTCAAGCACGTCGAGCACACACCGCTTACACGCCTCTTGATAGTCGGCGACAAACGACTTGCTTAACATTTTGAGACCCTTGTTAGTGGTGACATACTCCTCGGAAATCCGCTCCGCAATTCCAGAGATATCTTCACCCTCTTCCAGTTCGTGAAGCAAGTAATTTATAATATGCACTTCGATAGGCCACACATAATACTCGGGCGCATACAAATAGAAATACTCCTTCATTAATTCATAATATTTTTTATCATTATCGTTCTTATTTGGCAACTTGTCTATGGGAATAGAGAGACCGAAATCGATAATATTCGCGTGGTTCATATCCGAATCATACAATACGTTGTCGCTCTTGAGGTCAAAGTGTATGACATCCATATCAATCATAATCTGAATGGCTTTCAAAAGGTGCGTGTATGATTCTAACATGGATACGACAACGTGTTTTTTGTCCCGTATTTCGTCAAATATCTCCTCAATAATGGGCTTGTTATTCGCGTAAGGTATTTTCATTAGCGTGTATGCCTTGTCAATATCCTTGATAACCTCGCACTTGGAGACGAGGTCCTCGTTCGTTTTACTAAAACTTGCCATCTTAACCGGACACTCGGATACAACAGGTAGAAAAAAATACTTATAAATCGGATTATTTTTAACACGCAATCCGATATTCGCTTCATTAACCGAATTAAAATTTGCGCGCTGTAATTTAGAAACGTATTTACTCATATCGTCATCTACATCGCTGTCGTCTTTCGGTTTTGTACACCTAATACCTGGATAGTAAACACACCCAAATCCGCCCTGACTAAGTAATTTGCTCATATAATTATATGAATTATTTTATTATCGCGATTAGGCCTCTTTCACCTTGCGACTCAGAATGTAATATCTATTTTTATATGTTTTTTTAATCTTGGCAACCAAATCCTCCTTTGACGCTTTACATTCGTCATCATCCACGAGTCGCCCAATTTCCGCTTTGATTGCCTCGCTCTCGCTATTGTCGAATAGCTCAAACCCGCGCGCCGGCGTAAAGTCGGTAGCGCCAATGTTGCCGCCAATGTGCGCATCCATACTGGTGATGAGTGTCGCGTCGAGTGAAATATAGTTTCGACGCGTCTTGGGCGTCACTACTACCGTTTTCTTAGTCCTGAAGTAGTATCGCCCCGCCTTGTACATCTTGTCGGTAACATCGCCGTCGTATCCGAGACCACAGAGTCGCGTGGTTTCCATCCGTATCACGTCTTGATTTTCATCACACCAGAGCTTCCACGCCTCCTTATAGGACACCACGTCATCGTGCTCGTGGGTTTTGGCGAACTCTGTCACCACATCCACGACGCCGTCTACAAAATTAAATCGGAATACTGTCGTTTTTGGCGCCACCTCGTTATTAGCCATATTTATTTTTCATACCATATTAGTTATTTAAAATCAATTTTATATATAAAATGAGCGGAACCGTTACTTACATTATTTCATCGCAGATATATTACGACACGTTTAATACATGCTATAAGCGCATTGTAACGATAGACCGCATGCCAATTGGTATTTTGGCCACCATTACTCGTCGCCTGACCAATGCGAAGCTGTCGGAATTTAAACAGTCCACGCCGTGCTGCCCCATAGAGCGGTGTATATTCGCGATCTACAATCCATCAACCGGCGCCGACGATTTACTCACGTTAGAGGACCAGGGAATATTCATATCCTATTTAATATCAAACGGCTACACAATTAACACCTCACTCACCGAACTGACGTTAAAGAACCAAATAAAGAGCGAAAAACAAATAATGTATGTTATAAGCAAATAGTTATAACATAAGATATTTTTTAATATAATATTAAATTGAAAATGTATTATTAGTTAATTTAATATTATAATGAGCAGCAATAGCAATACCGAGTGTACTAATTATTTAATCGAAGAATACATTAGCACGATGACAGAGCAGGAGCGGTTGGTATTGAAAATCGCCACCGAACATCTGGAATCGTCCTTTAGTATAGAGAGAAGCATTGGCTATTTAGAGTGGCTCTCTAAACGCCCCACTAAAGATGATTAACAATTACATTAGCGTCTTGATTTCCTGCGCCCGGTCGATGTTTTCCTGCGCCTAGTCGATGTTTTCCTGCGCCTAGTCGATGTTTTCCTGCGCCCGGTCGATGTTTTCCTGCGCCTGGCCGATGATTTCCTTTTTCCTCTCGAGGACCGGTTTACGAGACCACCATAGTCGACACGCGAGGCATTTATATGCGGTTTACCATTTTTTAACGCCGTAACGACGCGGTGTCTTCCGTCAATGACCTCGTAGTATTCTGTATTTTTAAACTGTTCTACCTTAATAGCTGGTAAATAATCTTCTTCTCCTTTATCGTATGCGGTTTGAATAACCGTTATTTTTTGTTCGTTCATGTTACCTACCGTATTGTCTTTACTCTTCGGAAGTCTCTTAGGTTTGAATTGGTCCATCATTTCTGGTGCATTTTCTTTACCCCATTTTATCATAGAAGAAGAGAAGAGAATATTAGAAATGGCTATTTGGTCACCCATTATACAATATACCACTATTTTAAAACCGAATGCTTCTGTTTAGAGAACCATCTTAATAACGATTTAACATTTATCTCTCTATAGTGTAAATGAAGGACGCCGAGATTCAGGGACTGATTGACAAGACATTCAATAAATTAAAGAACACAGGTGGTGGCAAAAACGCCTCGTATATTCCCGAGCTGGCAAAGGCGGATCCCAACCTGTTTGGTATTTCTTTTGTTTCGTGTAACGGCACCGTATACGAGGCGGGCAAAACGACGACGGGCGTGCCGATAGAATCAATCAGCAAGCTCTTTACGCTCGCGCGCGCGGTAGACGAGTTGGGAGGTAAAACGGTGAGCAAAAAAATAGGGCACAGCGGAAGCTGGCTCCCGTTCAACAGCGCCGTGGCCGCCGACCTTTCGCCCAGCCACACCATCAACCCGTTTGTGAACCAGGGCGCCATGGCGACCACCAGCCTTCTTTACACGAAGAATAAGGCAAAGTTCAAAGCCCGCGTCCTAGGAAACCTAGACCAGTTCGCCGGGAAGAAGCTCGGATTCAATACCGCCGTTTACAAGTCGGAGAGCGAGACGAACTCGAAGAACATGGCCCTCGCCTACCTTTTGAAATCGCACGACCGTTTTTACGGCGACGTCAACGATACGGTGGACGTTTACACCCAGCAATGTTCCAAGACGGTCTCCGCGAGGGACCTCGCCACGATGGCGTGCGTCTTCGCGAAGGGTGGCTACCACCCGAACACGGGCAAAAAGGTAATCTCCGAGGATACCGCCAAGTACGTGATTCGCGCCATGCATCGTTCGGGGCTCTACGAGTATTCGGGGACCTGGGCCGCCGAGGTCGGCTACGTCGCGGCCAAGAGCGGTGTCGCCGGTGGCATCCTCATCATTCTAAACGGAATCGGGGGGCTCGCCATCATCTCTCCACCACTCGACGCCATCGGCAACAGTGTGCGCGGTATCAAGGCGGGCAAATTAATAACCAAGGGACTCTATAACATCAAAGATGCCGCGGCCAAATTCTGCCCTCCTCCCACCAAACAAATTCGCGTAAAAAAGAGCACCAATCATAAAACCCGCAAACGTAGATATAAATCTCGCAAGTCCCGCAAAACGAGGAAATAAAACCCACCAACCCAAATTAATTTAAATATATAAAAATTTAAATTAATGTCCGTAATGCTGCCGTCTTGTTTCGCGCGGCTTCGACTTAGCACGCACATTTCGCCGCGTAGTGCTATTAAAAGAATCCAACGTCGTCTGAATGCGGCGCGTAGCACTATTAATTCGCCGCCTTATGGACGAACGCCCCCCACCCCCTCCCGAATTTAAAGCATCACTATATTTTTTTTTCCTATCCTTTAACTTCTTAATTTTAATTATGGCTTTATCATCAAATTTATTAGCCATATTGTTAATCGCTCCAAAATCTTTAATCCTAATGAAGGTCAATATTTTTTTCAACCCACTATTAATTAAATCTGTTGATTCTTGTGCGGCCTCAGACCCCGCCTCAGACCCCGCATCCGAATCACTCATCATATGCGTCGTTTTTAGACTTGTAATTTCTTTCTTCATGTCCCTTTTAAACTGCTTTAAAAAACTAGAATATTTTTTATAATTCCCACTAGCAGAAACCTTTGATTTAACATCGTCAAATTTACTCGAATTAAGCTTGGTTAACTTTGTTTTTAGCTTGTTATGTTCGCCCTTTAAGTAATCATAGGGTGTTGTAGGTTTACTACTATCTTGTTTTCTGTTTTCTTCATTAATTCTTTCTATTTCATCTTTTACAATTTTTTCTAGTGTATTAAGAGTTTCGAAGAATTTCTCATTTTTATCTTCAAAATACGCTTCAATATTATTATCCTTATCATCCTTATTATCCTTATTATCCTTATCATCCTTTGGATCGAATCCAATATGATCGCTTAATTCACCGAGTTTATTTCCATATAGCTCATAATTATTAACAATAAAATCCTTGACTATATTGTATAATTGAATATTACTATTTTTTATGGTGGTATCTTCATTATTCTGTTTAATATTAAACTCATTAAAAGTTTGAAGCATCC